TATGAGTAGCAGTTCCAACACCAACTACACTCTCATCCCATACATCAGTCTCCTTACCATACTGGAAAGTATTGAAGAAAACTGTTTGGAAAGGAGCAACCTTTAGTCTATTATTGTCAGAAAACTGAGGTCTCCAGTCTGTCTGATTTCCCCAGTGATCTGCGATATTATAAACCTCAAAGAGACTTCTCTCTTGGTTTAGGAAGTCCTGTGTGTTCTTATTCCACTGAGCCATTAGTCACTCCAAGTCAGTCTTTCTGGTTGATACCTTGAAGAACTTTTGATTCTGTTAGATTGTACACCAGGATAAATGTTATGAACAATTGCTCCAGGATACTCACCCTGAATATGTTCTGCCAGTTCATTTTTACTCATCATACCACCTTCTACTTCTAGACGGTAGATTTTACCTTCCCAGACAACATCAGCAAAGAAAGACTCTTGTGCCTGTTCTGGTTGAGAACCACCTACATTGAGGGTTCCATTGAAGTCACCGTTGATGGTGATACTTTCGGATAGAAATTGATTGAAACTTTTCATATCAGCAGTTCCAGGCTCTAAGGGACTTATTGATTCTGCTGTTAGGATCATTAGCAGTCTTGGAAGAAGTCAGTTTCTTCTTCATACCAGACATTCTGGCACAGAAGGATTTACGACGAGGATTGCCGACCTTCTTGGAGGGTGCCTTCAGGTCAGATCCAGGATTCTCTCTTTCGTAGGACTTGCGTCCCTTTTCGTTGAGACCACCCTCTTTGTTCTTACCTGCCTTACGTTGCCAAGCAGCAACCTCTTCAATATTCTCACCTTCGGGTTGGTAAGAGTTAGCAAGAGGATTACTTGACAAAGCAGAACCTACAGACTGAAGAGTGTCTCTAAATTTCTTTTTGGGATCTGGTTTGGGTTTAGTGTCAACGTCACGGATGACAGTAGATCCAGGAACAAAAGTTTGTTTTCTTCCATCTGGATAAGTCACAGTAGAGGGGTCACCTGCCTGACCAGTTGTTTGAACTCTATTCTGCTCCTCAATAGCTTCTCTTACAGACCTGATTCTGGTGCTTTGAGCAGTTTTGGTCATTGTTCCACTATGAAGTCTTTTATTACCAACACCAGGAATAAACTCCCCAAGCTCACCCTTTGCTTTATCGTTATGATCAGTGTCTCCATCAACATCAGTATCAATTCTCTTAACTGCCTTTGATACCAGTTTTTTCAAATTTTTAGAGGGGACTTCATGGGGGGTATGTGCCGATGTGTGAATTTCTTTAAGACTTTTCATTTTGTGATACTGTAAGCACCTAGTTATTTATTTTTCTTTTCGTCCAACAATCCTTGTTTGATTAACTTTTGAAGTTCGGCTGTAGTACCGACAATCAAAGCATTGTTAGTAATGTTAGTTGTACTAGATTTTTCTTCGGCATTGAGGTCTTTGAGTTCTTTCTGTAACTTAAGAAGTTTGTCGGCAGCATCAGAAACATTTTTAATCAATTGACCAGCCACTTCATATGCTCTAGGAGAATTTGTTTCCTGTGCCAACTCCATTACACCATCTAAAGTCTCTTGACCTTTTTCGATAATAGAATAAAGTTGACCTCTGCTGTATTCATAGTCTCTATCAATATCAGATTTTTCGGCAGCATTTTTAAGTTGCTTTTTTCTTGGTAGGCAACCACCCTCAGGGACAATAGATGCTTCAACATCTAAAGCCTTATCAATACCATCATATCCAGACATAATTAAATATCCTCTTGTTTAGTGGGACTATACTTTTTAGAATCTTGGAAAAACTCTATGGTCTCGGAGAAACCAAAGTCATCTGCTGGGTCAGCATCAATAGGATCTGGAACCGCAGTATATCTTTGCTCCCTCTTGGCAATTGTCTGATCGGTATCAGAATAGTAATCGACCTGGACCTTTCTGATGAGCCCATCGGAGGAATCTGCGATAGGACCAAACAGATAAGTTTTTGCGGTAAAATCAAAAGTATAGATTAAAGATCTTCTACTTGAAAAATCACCCTCATAATCATCCTGCATGGTAATTCCGTTCAGGACAACTGGAATATCTTTTTTCTCACCAATAGAAGAAACAAGATCAACAGATAAATTGAAAGATGGTTGAAAGTATGGAAGAATCTGTTCTGTTACTTGAAGAGCATCTTCATTTAATTTACAATATAAAGCAAGTTGAAATCCAATATTATAGGGGACTGGGTGATAAACCTGCCTAATATCACCACCACTAGTCACTGCTTTAAATGTTTTAGTTGCTGTTGTCTTTCTGGATGGGTCATATGAAAGACTTGTCATCTCAAATGACATCCTAGGGAGAGTGATAGCAACTGGTTTGCTAAGGTCTGCTTGCTGCTGAATCTTAGCAAGGAACTTTTGCATTGGAGCATATGCCAATGGCACCTTGATGTCATCAACAACATTTCCATCATTATCCTTGTGCTGGATATGAATGTTGTTGAAAAGAGTTCCGAAGGATACAATAGTCCTTCTAATAATTTCGTGGTAATAGTAAGTGCCTAACATCAGAAGTTACCAAATGGATTATCTTCACTGAAGTCAATGATATTCAGACCTTCAGTTTCAAATTCTTCGTTTTGTTCAAATGGATCGTTTTCATCATAATCATTGTAAGATGCAACTTTCCATCTTGCGGAAGAAGCAGATCCTACAATCTCTTCTCCTTCATAGAATCTTCCACTATTTATTCCAACCTTAAGAATACCAGTGTTGTAATTCCAATCTCTAACCTTTGCTGTTACGGAAGATGCCTGACCGACAACCTCTTCATTATACTCATAGTTAGTATCAGTCAGAGTCCCATCTGCACCCAATCTAATGACATTTAGAGTTGGTGCCTCAGTGTAACCAATACCAGTATCTGAGAAAAGAATTGTTCTTATGGAACCATTACTAATAACTGCTTCTGCTCTTGCTGGAGTAATGCCAGTGCTTGAACCAAACGAAACAATAGGTGTGTTGTAATAGTTTGTACCACCATTAATGACACGAACGGAAGCAATGCCACTATTGGTAATAACAGCTGTTGCGGCAGCACCTACACCATAAACACCTTGACCACCAGGAGAAGTATTGGCAATACTTGTGATAGTCACCGTTGGTGGGACAGTATATCCAAATCCAGGATTGGTGATAAGAATCCTGTCAATAGAGTGAACACCATTTCTTACGGTTGTAATAGCAACTGCTTCCGCAGTAGAACCAGTAACTAAAAGTGGTGATGTACTAATAGAAACAACGGGAGTTCTAGTGTATCCAGAACCATCATCAGTTAAGACAATTTTTTGGATAAGTCCAGTTCTACCAAAGTTGTCAATTCTTAAAGAAGCTGTAACACCTTGTCCTACCAAAGTTAGTTCTGTAATATAACCCTGATCTTTTACTTCATCATCGATAAAGTCGATAGATGTATCGATATCTTCACCCTCATACTGGAAGAGTTCGCATTCTAGTTTGTAAGTGTAATTTGTCCCTAGTTGATAGAATGGTTGTTCATGCTCTACCCGTTTGACTTCAAATAGTCTTTCACCGAGAGGGAAATAAACTAAATCACCTTCTCTTGGTCTTGTATTTAAAAGAATCTCATCATCAGAAGATTCTGCCATAAAAGGTTGTACAAAATCTTCAAATCTCTCTTTTGAGATTGTAAGAGTTACTTCATTCTGTAGATTGATTCCAAACTTGGTCATAATATCGGAACCAGGCGCATATCCATCAAAATTCTCTAGATATGCTTCGATAGCAAAGTTGTCATCAAACTTTGATACCTCAATCTCTCTGATAATATCATCCTGCCCAAGAACTTTTCTAGGAATATAGTAAATTTCTATTCCATAAGTTCTTAAATGCTCATTAATCAGATCCTGTAGAAGGAACTGTTCATTAGCAGAGCCCTGTAAAAAGAATGGATTGAGTGCCATTATCCGATAAGATCAAGGGGAGGAATTTCGTATTCTGAGAGCATTCTCTTCTTGATGTCCTCAAGTTCTCTTTCAGCATCATCGTAGATTTCTCTACCATTAAGTTCGATGCCACCAGGAAGTTTTGCTCCCTTGAACTTGATGAGGTTCTGACCCCACTGCCTCTTGATCAAAGCAGTCAGATATAACTTCAGGAAAGAATCATTGTAAACATTAGTGAAATCATCAGGATCCATAATCCTGTAGCAATCCAAAACAATATAATCACCAATAACAGCACTTGGCCAATCAATGTCCATGTATAATCTATTCTGTCTCTTATTAAATCTCAACTGCTTATCAGTTGTCAAAAGGAAATCAATATCTTCAAGATAACTCTTAGTCATAGAGTATGTCAAGAGACCTTGATAACCAAGATCGAATGCAATATCGTTTAAGAACAACTGATATTTGACACTGAACATTCCATTGGAAATGGAACTAGAGTCGAACTTAAATACCTTCTCAATACCGATTACGGAATCGGGAACCTGAATATAGTTTGCGTTTTCATACCAAGTGAATGATGGACCAGCAGTAGAAGTTGCAGTTTCACTTGTAATACCTGTTCCACCAGGACCAGCCATTCCACGATCCTTGTCATCAGAAGTGATTTTATATTTTAAAAGAGTTCTCGCAACACCATCAAAATGTCTTTCGTGAAAGAGTTGAAGAGCATCATCTACGGCATCATCAATCTGCTCATCGGCAACGTTAATCTCTAAAACAGGAGCACCTAGTTTCCTGAGACAATAATCAATAAGTGATTGTCTACTATTTGGTTTTGCCATTAGAAGGAGCCTCCGTCAAATACGTTTGTCCAGACTGGAACACCAGATGCGTTTGTTGTTAAAAGATAATTCGATGTTGATGCTGCACCGACTGTGGAAGCACTGCTTACAAGTAGTCCAGTTGAATCAAAATATGCTATACCATTTGGTCCATTAAAATCACCTATTTCATAATAAATGCCATCCGTTGCCGAAAGATAACCAACAACGTTAGTATGAGTGCTAATAGCAACGTTAAATCCAATCTCTGAATCTAAAGTCAGAGCACCACTCAAGGTATTTATCGTATTATTGCTAGCAGAACCAATTTCAATATTGGCAACTGTACCTACACCAGAGATATTGACATTATCAAATTCTGCGTGTCCATCAACATCAAGATTACCATTTGCGTCAATATCACCAGTAAATGTAGAAACACCAGTGACATT